GTTTGTTAAATGGTGCTTGAAAGACGAATCGAATATCTAAGTCGGGATTGCTCTTCTTCACTGCGAGCATCTTTCTCCGATCCTCGCTTGTCAGCCTCCCCTTTACTTCGAGAAAGATTCCATTCGGCAAAAGAAAGTCGGGGATGTAGTTGCATTGAAGAACGTATGCGAGTTTGCAGTTTTCATATTCGTAAGGAACCTTCAAGCTTTTAAGAAGAGCAGCGACCTTCTCCTCTAAGCCTGATCTGTACATCGTATTCTATTTCATGTTCTATAGGACTGAATGGGTGTTCATCGTGAAAACAAGCGTAAGCAGTAATAGCAAACTCAAGAAGCTTTCTAACGAGAAACTCTTTTTTAACTGCATGAGCTTTACAACGTTTAATGCCACGCAAACGTGATTTCAAGTCAAGATATTCTTGAACTGTAAAATCTTTACCCATCAGTCGTCTAGTTGTTTCTCGATGATTTCTTCTACGATCTCAGACACAGCACGACGCAGCTCATACTTGAAGTCTGAACGGTCTGCTTTGTAGCGCTCAACTGTGATAGCAGGCAGCTCAATAGTCAGTGTGCCTTTGTAAAGACCCAGTGTGTCGTCTTTAGAAACGTTGTAATCAAAAGTCATCTTCTTCGGTGGATTCAGAAATAGCGGTTACGTTCGGCTCAGAGGCTTTGAACCCTTGAGTGGTACCAAACAGAGCAGCCACGTCTTCAGCAGCCATGTCGCCCGTGTCAACGCCCGCAGAAGAGGCAAGAGACACAAGCTGCACACCTACAAGCTTCAACGATGTGCCATAGGTGACACCATCTTTGAGGATGTAGGGCTTCTGGTAGAAGGCAATCTTCACACGACTACCAGAGTACAAGGGGATAGACTCATCAGTGATGTGTGTACCCTCAGTGTCAACAACAGGGGGCTTACTCTCTTCATTCCAAGAGAACTTCACCTTGTATTGACCTTCAGATACTTCTTCCCAAGGCTCAGGCTTAAGGGTAGAACGCTTAGGGTTCTTCAGTTTAGTCTCTGCCCACTTGAGAGACTCTGCTCGATCAGTTTCAAGAGCATCAACAACAGTGGCGTCAACAATAGCAGACAATGAGTAACCAAATTTGCTGGGCTTCATTACAGCCTGGTAACCATCAAGGACAACAGGCTGTTCAGTTTTGTGGATGGTGCGGGTCATTAACAAAAAAAGTAAGTGGAATCAATCACGGACTCTGGTTCCAGATCTCCGATGATCGGTGGGTCAGTCTCTGCCTCAATCTGTTGGGCAAAGTCAGTTAGGTAATCATGCTCTGCAAACAGGTGCATGTAAGTCTCTCGCACAATGGTGCTGAGTACCGACATGTCTGTAGCACGACACAATACAGAATCGTGGATGAGAGCAATAGGTGCGTTAAACCTCAGTGTAGCCAGGTGTAGCAGGCTAGCGTCAAGTGAGTGAATAAGGTTAGGAGCAGTAGCATTCTTGTGATGCTGCTTGTCTACCTTCTTGCTGTCATCAACAGCGACCTCTAACTCACAACGACCAAGCAACTGTAGTTTAACAGTCACCTTCTCTTTCTTCATCAAACGTTGAGTGACGACAAAGCCTGATGGTGTAGTCCATGTTAGCTGTGTCTCCCCTCTGTCAATAGCTTTGGATACCTCTTGCTCAATCCAAGACATTACTGCCATAGGACCAGGTACAACGACATCCATAGCATCTCTGACTGCCTTAACAGTCTTGGTGAGATCATCTTTGTCGATCTCTACCCCTTTCTCCTTGAGTGCGTCCTTGATATACCCACGATTGGAGTACGGCTTAGCATTGTAAGGCACGGTCATAACTACACGTTTGACCGTCTTTCTGTCCATGTAAGGGCGAATAGAAGCAGGACAGTAAGGTGTAGCTGCCTCAGCAACAACCTTGTAAGCATCCTGTGGCTTATTACCAGGTAGGACGTTAACAAGCTGCGCTGTAGACTTATCACGGGCTAAACCAGCAAGGATCTGAAGACCACTGCAAGTAGCATCTGTAGCAACAAACAAACCTGTGTGAGACCGAGTACAAGCTAAGACACAAGCATAGTACTCTTCACAAGCTGCAAGGAATTGCCAAGGTTCATCAGCTGACTCCCAATCAGGAAGTCGCTCAATAGGATCTAAAGCAATAGCTTTGATGAATGTGGTATTATCTTGTACCCACTGCAAACGCTCTTGCATCGTTGCCTTATCAAGACCGAATGTAGTAGCTACCTGAAATGCTAACCACTCTTCAGCTTCAGGTGTCATGAATGACTCTTCATAAGACCTCAATAAACTTTTTCCAAAGTCTGTGTCTTGAGGTGTTAAGAAAGCAGGTATAGGATACGCTCTACCTCTATAGTCAAAAGACCAGGGTACGTAAAACTTCTCTTTATCCTTAAACCTTTTAACTGCCTCTAAAGTCATTCTAGTTCTACAAGACTTCCTAAACTCGTGAGCTTGTCTATTTAGAACTTCAGCTGCCTCTCTCCTGTAACTCTTCCTTGCTTCTGCATTCTCTGCAATGTCTACAGGTTTAGTAGGTAGATCATAATGAACAATAGGAAGGAACTTACCTACTGGTCTTTCTAATTGATCTAACTTCTCTGCTACCTCTACGATGAAGGGATTCAGGCAGTAAGAAACCTTTTGAATCTTGTTCAGAAACTGGATTGGTTTCTCCCCCTGTATACATCCGCCCTGTCCCCTACGAACCATGTCATGCCCCCTCATCACTTCGTTTAGGAGGTAGCCACCAGCTTTGTCCTCTGTCCAATCATTTGGAGGGATAAGCATTGGCCATGCAAGAGGACTAAATAGTTCAGCATTCTTCATCAGTTCATCTTTGATGTCCATGAACTTTGCAGTAGGGACAACATACTGAACTCGCTTAGAACGCTCCTGTATCACTAGCTTCTCAAACCAGCCACTAGATTCCATGATACAATCAAGGAGCCAACCACCGAGTTTAACTCGATTGTCTCTTCCCCATGTATGCCATTTCTCAATGTTGTGACGGTTCATCATAGTGCGAATGACAGTCAGCTTTTGCTGAGTACCAATCGACTTGTGCCAATAGTTCTTCTTTAAAGTTTCTAATAGACCAGGTGCTTTCTCCTCATAGTGTCTCATCTGACACTCATCTTCAATAGCACGACCTATAGCATCAAGCACATTAACAGCTTGGTTAGCTTTGTCTTTGTATGAGAATACTTTATCAAAGGTTACCTTAAGTGCAATAGTAGCAGATGCTAATACTTCTAGTTTAGATACATAAGTTTTGATAAGTTGGAATTGATAGCCTCTGCCACGTGTCAACCTGTCATGTGTAGTGTCTTCAATGTATTTGATAAGTATAGGGAGGAGTGAATCAATAGATGCCACACCATACACACTAGCAGACGCATAAGACTTATCTTCTAATTCTTGTGTGTTCTTATATAGCCTGCTTAAACCGTGTGCAATTGCCTCCCGTTCAAAGGCTATCTGTGTTTCAATCTCGGCTTGTGTAATCAATCGTTTCCTCTGCTGCGTCCCTGAGATTATGAATGTGATTTAGATCGTAGCACTGAGCAAGTTCGGGATAGCCATCAGCTAGCTCAGCTAGTTGTTCAGTCGTAATAATGCTCATCGTCGTTGTTGGGTGATACAAAATGGATAGCTTCATCGGTGCAGACAGTAAACTCTACACCCTCGTTCATTAGTGCTGCAACCTTAGCCTCAGCTGCGCTGTGTTTTTGATAGACAAACTCCTTGATTTTACCCTTGTGGGTGTTAGCACGGATGATACAGCAGATAGAGCTAGGTAACTCCCAGCCTGCTACCTTCCAAGACATAACTTCCTCAAATGTATGAGGCTCGAAGAAATCATCAGGAGTTTCTTTGTATTGTTGCCAGTTGTTTGGATAGTACTTACCACTCATCAGCTTGCCTCACATTGATTAGTTCATCATCGCGTTCACGGGACAACTCTAGCGCCATCCATGCAGCAGCTTCAGAGTCGGGTGCTAATAAATACATAGCACCTGAACGTAGGGTCACCTCGTATAGGCGTGGTTGGATCATAATTAGAACTTCTTAAGAATTTCGACAACCATGAGATCTTCTGAATCATCACGATCTAGCAGATCAAATGCACAGTTGTACGCAGCAGTTTCGTCTGAGTAATACTCAACAACTTCGTGACCTTCAAGAACAGCGAACATTATTTAGTAGTTGTACGTTTGCGAGTTGTACGTGTAGGAGTTGACTCCTCATCTTCAACAGGTGGCAACTCAAGATCTACTGTAATCGTTGCCATGTAAGCATCATGGAATTCCTTTTGTAGGTCCTTGTATTGTTCAATGGTAGAAGGTGTGCCACTTGTACCATAGTGATGTAGCCATGTTTCGACTGCATTGAGGAGCAGCCATTCACGAGTTCTAGTCATTTGATTCGTTGTTCGTATTTGGTAACAGCTACGTTAGCACGGCTATACACCGCTAGCGTAGACAACAAGCCAACGCAGCCAATCACTGCAAGGATGATGTTAGTTTCAGTCATCAGGCAGCCTCTTCTTCCTCCATCATGTCAACAAGACGACGACAATACTCCTCAACAGTGAACCAAACCATCTTGTTCTTTAGCCCTTGAATGCTATCCTCACACTTGGCAAGTTGTGAGAGGTATTCATCACCTAAGACATCAAAGCACACGTCTTCAATGTCGTCTTCGAAGTCATCAAAGAACTCATTGGTTTGTGCGTAATAGATGAATCCAGGTACACCTCCACTGCACCCATAGTTTGCAATGTCGATGATCTCATCCTCATTGGTGAAGCGATCAGCAAGTGCAGCAGTCAAACGCTCAGTGTAGAACAGCATGTTGTGAATGTGAAATGAAGTGGTTAGTTGTTACTCAAGCAAGGTTGAGTTTGAGACAATCAGTACGCTTAGCACTGACACAGTTCTCATTAACCCAGAAGCCAAGAGACATGTTAGGATTTATAATGAGATTGGTGATAGCACGACGGCTAACATTGGTGTAGTGATAAGTGTAACCGTTCTTGAATTGAACAAGTACATCACCACGAACAAGGTTGACAATCAATTGACTAACTGCTTCGGATGTGCGGCTAGGAATGGTGATGTCAGTGTTGAACATGTTGTGAATGGATAAGGTGTGAACGTAGCCAATCAAGTGTAACGAGACACTTGTGATAGCTACAGAAACCCATCAGCTAAGTGATGGGAAAGTGTAGCGATCAGCAGTAGGCAGCAATCAACTCGTTAATGTCATCAGTGCTAGACTCGTTGATTAGATCCTCATCACTGAGGCACTCAAGCATAGCAAGGTACTCATCAGGTGTGCAGTCAACGTCAGGATCGAAGTCATCGTGACAAAGAAACTCATACTCACGATGGAGAGCGGTGATGAGTTGAGAGCGGTTGTATGTCATGTCTGTAGTGTAGCAGGTGTTGAGAGCGTTTGGATGGGAGAGTGGACAGAGCGTTGAGTGGCACAGGATGGAAGCTTCATACTCGGCTTGCATCGCTGCTCCTTCTTTATCTGTCATGCTTACAGCATAGCACGTGTTGAGGCGTTTTGCAAGTGGGTGTGTGCCACTACGTGAGGTGGTTTCAAAGGACATGGTACACCTGTACTTCTGAGGTGACGGCTGAGTCGCCGCCTACAAGAATACCATTCAGCTTCGCTGGCTTGTTACGCTTAGCCTTTGGCACGCAATCACACCACATTAACTGTTTCATAGGCTTAGAACCTAGTGTGAATGTTGTCTCCTTCAGTTTGACTCGCATTGTCTCATCTCTTGACTACATACGTAGTATAGCACCGACTCAACCGCTTGTCAAGCATCCATTTATTAGCATTTTTGCGTGCGAGCGAAGCAACCTATCAGGTTTGCTTATCTTTGCTCCACAGATGTTTTGACTTTTTCGTATTCGTATTAGCATTTGCTAACAATACGTATTCGTATCGCTAACACTTACTCACATTGAGAATCATTCCCGCTCCGCGCTACGCGCTCCGCTCCCCTTGCTCATCAGTGTTGTGCAGTGATAATCATTCTCAAGCACGTGGTAAAGGAAGCGGAGCACGAAGTGCGGAGCGGCATTGATAAGGGATGGTGATACCCCCTATGGGGGAATGATCAGGGTTGCTTATATGATATATGGTTAGACAAATTTTTGTCATTTTTTAACGGAAGACCAGGCGTAACCATAACACTTGTTAACGCCATATTTGGCTCTACCGTACAGTACTTTCTCTTTTTCAACATTACCTGCATAGACTTTAACAAGTTTAACAGGTTTAAACTGTTTAGTCACTGAAGATCCATTACCATTAAAATGCTGCTGAACTCTATGTTTTAAGTCTTTTGTTGTACCTACATAATAGACATTGTTCTCACAAAGTAAAACGTAGGTAACTTCATTGCACAATTTAATCATAATAAAATAGCTTTAGGTGCTCCTTTAACGCGGTTCAACAGTATCATCCGGGGAAACGTACCAAGGAGCGGTTAAACGCATGTTAGGAAGGCTTGTAGACGTGTCTGACGGGGTTTCTGTGTACAACGGAGTGACCATATCAGGTAAAGGGGGTAAGACAACCTCTTCAATCGCTTCATCTATCTCATTTTTTACCCGTACATCAATCAATTTAGACTCTAACCAGTAAAGAAGACCTAGAAGAAGGTGGTCTATCCAGACTGTACCTGTTTCTAGGGCTTCATAAGTAGCTTTAAACTCGTTTAACCTTAACTTTCTTTCGACCACATTGCCTCACAAGTGTTAGGAAGGTATTGGTAGAGGATATCTTGTATTTGAGCTGCTATTTGAGCGTGTTCCCGCTGGGTACCGTTAGATGTACGAAGGTCACAGTAGTGTAACCAAGATCTAATGGAACCATTCATGTATAGTTTAGTTGGAGCTGCCATTGGAAGTACTTCACGAGCACACTCTTTAGCTACACCCGCTTCAACTAGTTCTTTATACAGTCCATAGCAGTCGGAGTAGAGTGAACCTATACGGAACTGGAAGTGTTTCTTTAATACTTCATCTAGATCATCAATAGAGTTCTGTCTATTCTTTTGATCTTGTCTACGCAGTTGGGGGATAGCGGCTTGTTTCTCCACCTTAGCGTACCTTTGACTAAACTCTTGGAAGGAGAAAGAACGGTGACGAAGTATTTGAGCAGCAATACTTCTAGTTGTCTCTATACTTACACACATGTTCACCATTTCAAAAGGTGACCAATGGTTATGTTTAATTAGGTACTTAATTAGTTTAGCACTGGTCTCAGTGTTTGACTGGTTAGAGGGATTAGATACCCTAGCCATGTAACTAATAAGATCTTCAGCGTCTGGAGTAATGTGTAGGAGTTGGGCGGTGTGGGTGAAGGTCATTAATTCTTAATACGTTAGTCCATACAGTAGGATAAGTGTTCTAATATTCACAAGATTCAAAAGGGGGGAGTGAATAAGTAGAATAAGATGTTCTCTATCCAGTAGTCTTTAGTAAAGAGGGGAATGAGAGCTTGTCTCGAATTCCCCCTTTCCCGGAGGGGAGTCCACCCTTCTCCCCCCCGTTATACATCCGCCTTGTTCAAATCAATTGGTATGACTTGTGTCTTATTTTGTGTCTTACTGTTCTTAAACCCACGTTGGAAGGGAGCTTTTACCACTCCCTCTAGCTTGTCTTTTTTGAGCTAAAGACATACCTAAAACTATATGGTTTGTCTCACTTTGAGGGTCGTCCATAAAGGCTTCTAGCATGTCGTTCCACTCTTCACGTTTACGTTCTTTAACAGCTTCTTGGGCTGAGATAGCTAAAGCATCTGTAAAGTATTTAATACCTTGTGAAAGACAGTCTAGTCTATCGTCGTGTCTTACCGCACCCTTTTCACGACACATCCTACTCATTTGGTAGAATAGCATGTATAGTAGTCGTTCTTCTGGTGCTGCATCTGGGTTTGATTTGAAGTCCCATTCAATGACACTTCGATTAACAATAAGCCTATGCTGATTAAAGACAGGCTCAAGGGTATCAATAATACGGTCTTCTTTACGGACATTTGCACGTACTTCTTCAATGTCAATACCTTGTTTAGTTTGGAGAAGATGTTTACGGAATAATTCAGCAACAATACCATCACCAAAGTTAGTTTCAATAACTAGTTTAGTAACACCGTACTTCTTACAACCTTTTAGAATGTCCAGTAACGTGTTGTCACTGTATCCATCTCGATAAGCACGCATTTCATGCAAGTACAGAAAACCGTTTCGTTGGGAGATATAAGCTGCTGCTGTCTCATCTGAGCCTCTACCCGATGGATCAACTGAGCATATTGTTTCTTGGTAGCTATCCCATTCACCTTGGAGCTGCATAGGAGAGTAGAAATAATCTCCAGGTAATCCGACAGTTGGTAGGTCTTTAATGACGTTTTGGGGATCTGAGCACCAAACGACTGATTCGGGAGCAGTAGTAGGGTTAACGCTAGTGATAACGAGGTCAGAGCACTTAAGGGGAAACTTTTCAGCATCGCTAAGGGAGGTATCAAGCATGAACTGGAGCATGAAATTACTCCTACCCATGGAGGCTTCACGTTCAACTAGGTCTTCGTTATCAAAACGATCAGGGTCAGTTACACCCCAAGATTCAGCTCCTTTATCAATGTCTTCAACAAGTTGAGGAGCAAGTAGTCCTTCGTATTGGCTAACCTTACGGGGATAACGTGCTGGCCATACAAAGGGCTTATAGTTACGTTCAGCAAGCTTACGATAAATGGTAAAGGTAGTCTGTGGTGTACCAAGGTACATAATCCTACTGTCTTGTTTAGGAGTAAGGATAGATTCTGCCTCAGTACAAAGCTGTAGAAGTTTTTCTCTCATGAACTCTGTCATGGAGTTACCAGGTACCTCAATATCGTCTAGGATCATAAGGTCAGCACGTGAACCCGTTAGCTGACCCGTAATACCAACACTCTTAACTGACGGAGCTTGGTGAGGGGGACACTTAATATCAAAGCTAATCCTAGACCACCGAGCAGAGTCATCAGCGGGTTGCATATGCTGTAACCAAGGTGTCTCCATGATAAGCTTTTGAAGGAAGATAGACATGTTATCAGCACGCTCCTTAGAAGCAGAGATAATCATAATCTTCTTCTCATTGTCTTTAAAGAGCGTCCAAAGAACGAACGCTCCAGTAATCCAACTTTTACCTACCCCTCGAAATGCTTGAATCTGTAGACGCTTAGGACCATATTGTAGGTAATCAGCAATAGCGTATTGTGCTCGGGTTGGGTTAGGTAGATCTAGCTGATTCCAAAGAGCTTGAAGAAAAAGTTTAAAGTCACTCTTTAAGAGTTCTAATGTATTCATCGTTTCTCCAAATTTTAGGTCCGTTAGGGACACCAGGTAAGTGTTGTTTAGTTGTAAAGTCTGTTCTATCCTCTACAAAGAGGTGATGAGCTTTTAAGGATTCATATTGAATGTCAAACCACCGATCAGGTTTTAGCGTCTGCTTTAACATGTCGATGTAGTCATAACAATGTTTGACATAAGCTGGGTAGAAGTCAGGATCATCACAATAGTCAGCGTACCACTCAACACGTTGCATACTTGCTACAATGTCTTTAGGGTTACGATGCATAAAGACAAACTTAGCAGTTGGGAGAATGAATGATAACTCAAGAACGGACTTAAGAAGAAAAGGAGCTTGAACAACTGCGTTATCCGGTAAAGGAAGACAGTATTCAAGCTCATCAACAAACACACCGCCAAGGTCAGAGCAAAGGATGTGGCTAGCAATGCGTGAGCCTGCTCTCTGTGGCCCTGTAACGATGATTGGGGCGGTCATAGGTATATTCTAGCGTAAAGGTGGGTAGAGGGAGGTTCTAGGGGCTTCTAGCGGCGTTTCCGTGCTTTCATGCGGGATTGGATGTTTCGTTCGTAGTTAGATTTAGTTCGAGTAAGTGTAGGAGTTTGAGTTACAGCTGGACCGTACTCACTTCTTTCACCTGCCATAACTTGCTGAATCTGTTCACGTTCGATGTCACGTTCCATACGCATACGAATAGCACCACCAGTTACTCCAAATACAGCAGCAGGAGCAGCTAATACAGGAACCTTGGTAGCAGCTACATCAAGAGCACCCGATGCAGCCTCTAACCCGCCTGCAACCGCTTCAGGAGTAGAGGTAGCTTGTTGGACAGAAGACACACCCTGAGCTGCTTGAGCAATGTCTGCAGCGGTAAAAGCGGCTGTAGCAACAGCACCCATAGGGAGTACGTTTAAAAGTGCTTTACCACCAGAAAAATCTAAAAGATTAGAAAGGGGCATTTCAACTACCTTTTTAACCTTTTTTAAAGCTTCATCAATATTTGAACCCATTGGTATATCAACACCAGGTTGGCGACTAGTAGGTTCAAATTTATTGTGAACACGTGAGGGAATTACCCGAACATCTCCAGAAACATCATCAATATCTACAACTACAGAGTCACCAAATTTGTTGTATACTTTTGATTCAACAGTATCTTTAAATACTTTAAATTCAGGATCTGAAATTGATAAATACTCACTAGTGCCACCAGATGCTAATCTGACATCATGTTCAGCAATAACAGGTTTACCACCAGATACATACTGAACCTCAGTGCTTTGACTTTGCTCTCTTGCTTGACGTTTTACTTCTTGAAGATATTTAGCCTCTTCTTCTGTTTTTGGTTTTTCTTTAGCCGCTCTTTGTGTTTGGGCTGCCGTGCTTTGACCTTTAAAAGATACACGGACTGGTTCACCTCTACGGTTTCTAATTTTAAGAGCGGGGCCAGTGTAGCCTGTTTCCTTTCTCCAATCAGCAAGAGTTTTACCAGGGTTTTCAGTTAACCAATTTTCAGCGGCTCTAAATAGTTCTTGATCTTCTTTAGTAGCCATTATTGAATATGTGAAAGGATTAGTTGTTCACGTGGCGTAATACCAAACGTTTGTCTCATCCACGTGAGCCAGTTATTCGTACCTTTGTTCTGATTACATTTCCTGCAGGATGGAACCAAATTTCTTGTAGTTGTTTGTCCTCCATTAAAACGAGGTATAACGTGATCAAGAGTAAGTTCATTAAGTTCATAAGTTTCTCCACAATAGACACATTGACAATTGAAGTGTTCCTTGATGGCTCTACGCCACATCCGTTTTGCTTCGGGACTTGTCATTGTTATTAGGTTTTGCAGGTAGTGATCAGGACTTGGTAGAAGGGGCGTCATGCTTTTCTAGCTTTACCGACACGGGCACGATTTTTAGAAGCAGGTTCAAGAGTTGTTGATCCATCCTTTTTATGGGAGACATCTTTACCATCACCGTTTCCATAAGTACCACGTTTGCGATTCTCTTTATTCAGTTCAGTACGTTTCTTAATTTGTAACTGACTAGAGTCATATTCTTTTTGATATGATTTGTAGTTACCATTAGCGTATTTAGGTCCGCTATAGTTAGACTTTCGTCCCATAGAGCCTCCGTTGGACAAGTGATGGATCAACTTTAGGCATAATAGCAGCTAGTTTATCAAGGGAATTACCTTCCATAGCAACTCCGCTGATATCATTCTTAGCTAACCAATCACACGCCGCCTTTAATTCCTGAGCAGTGGCTTCACCGCTTTTAATTCGATTAAGGAATTCAGTAGTAACGAGATTATGTAACTCGTTAAACATGTCCTCTGTAGCTTTCTTATTGGCCATTTCTCAATGTGAGTTGGTCGAGTTTAGTTTCGATGCGGATCATGTGATCCTCCATCTTTTGAAAAGCGTTCTCAAAATCATCCTTATAGACGTAATGACGTGCCATATCTAGTTCAGCACGATCAATACGGCGGTCAACCGCTTCAATACGTACAATAGATTCGTCAATACGCTTATGTAAGCGATTAGTAAGGGCAGCTAAACCGGTAATTACGGCTAAACCTGCTGCAACACCAGCTTCAATCATGGTCAGACATCAATTTAATAAGTTTCTCAGGGTAGGATGGATCAGTTGCATAACCTTCTTTTTGAAGAAGGCGTGCGCAGTCTTCCCGAGATACGGCTCGGTTGACGCCTTTATAGTTTTTATAGTCCCTGTACCAACGATCTACGAGGTAAGAGACACAAGTTTGAAGGTCTGGGAAGTCAATAAAGCCAGCTTTAATAGTTATCCACTGACCATTGATAAATTCTTTGGTTTCACGCTCAGAACCTTGACCTTTAAGACCAAAATAATTGTGTTTACCAGAAGTATGCTTGCCCCAACCGCTCTCAAGAGCCCATTGAGCAGCTACAACCTCAGGATATTTAGCTCCAGCAGCTTTAGCAGCAGCTTTAACTCCCTTCCAAGTGTTTTCAACAGGAGTAATAGGTCGTGATTGTTGTTGCATAGGTCTGAAGGTCATGAACCAACCAGTACCACTGCCTTCAACTTCCCAACGCTTTAACCAGTTACGCCAAGAGTATTTAACATCTTTACCACCACGTCCAATTGTGACATAACCACCGTTGACGTTATCCATTTCACCATATGGATCGTGGAAGATGCCGTTCTCTCCGTCATCACCAATCAAAAGCATCCAGTGTCCACCGCCTATTGGGTTGGAAACATGTCCTTTATGAAGGATACCAACAGCTACTGGATAACCAGCTTTAAGTTCGTTAAGTAAAGTTTGCTTTATACCCTTTTGATAAAAGGAAGCAAAGACACCGTACTGCTGACAAGCTTTGATTTGACTGGTGTATTGAGTTGTATCACCGTATTTGAGAACCGTTCTCAAGTAATCATCATCTGCATTACTACCCAACAACGCATCAGGTAGGAGATACTTGATAGCCATAGCACACGTAGAGCTAAAGCACATCCGATCTCCATGACCTGTTGCACTATCTGTTTGAGGGTAGTACTGCTTTACTTTTAGCAGTACCATGATAATTACTTAAACGTATCTTTAACACGTTGGATCTTATCATCCTCAGTGCGGTGAGGCTTCAATGCCTCTACAACACGAATGAAGATCTGTGCAATGCTATTTTCACGAAGTTTAGATGCTCCAATGATCTCAGAACCGATAAACAGTCCAAAAAAGATGAGTGCCTCATAGGACACTTTAAGACCAAAGATAGTAAGCATGATTAATACCTATAGGTAAGGTTTACCAGGGGACTCCAGTGGAGGTTGTAGGAGTCAATTTTTGAGAGATCTGTTCGTCAAGTGCAGTGTCGATCTCGGTGACTTTCTCTTCACCAAGTTGATCCTTCACCCAACCAATGACAATTTCTTCAGTCAGTTGGGGATAAGGGATACCATCAGCTTCAGGTGCTTCAAAACCAAGAGAACCATAAGCACCAGCTTGCTCACCATCACGGAAACGAGTCACAGTATAGTGGACCGTGTAGACCGTTCCAATATCATCAAGCTTTCGCTCCATATTTGCAACTTTCCAGACGGTGAAAGGGAAATCAATACCAGGAGTAGACATGTTAAAAAAGTGTGTTTGTGGTGTAAAAAAGAGAGCCCACCGGGATTGGTAGGCTCATGTGAAATGGTTTAGTGAGTAGGACTACGAGGCTTAGTAGGTAATCATTAAGGTGCCATCCGACTTGCGGTAGATGTCACCAGCAACCAGCCCACCAGCCAATGCAGCAGTGTTGTCTGCATATGTAGGAGTGTTGGCGATATTGACAATGCCTGTTGATTTAATCCTCATCCGCTCCGTTGGACTTGCTGCACCATCCGCAGTAGTGGAGAACACTAGGCGTCCCGGCATATCATTAGCGCCAGGGGTGCCGTCTACATAAGCAGTGATGTACGCCCCAGGTACTTGTGTACCATTTCCATCTGCACCGGCAAAACGCAGCTCTCCAAGTCGGTCGTTGACTGAAACAATTGTTGTTGCGCCTACTGCTGTGCCTCGTGTTTTACCAAGTGTAATAAACGATGCAAGGGAGTCATTGCTATTACCAATGAGTTGAATACTTGAAGTGCTTGCCGTAGTTCCTTCAAGTTGGATTTGCCCAGTAATGCCAGCCTGTGTTCTTGCGCTAGAAGTCCCCACCAACAACCGACCACTTGAGTCGATGCGGGCGCGTTCTGATGCGTTTACTACAAACGAAAGCGCATTGACACTGTTGTCATAAATGATCCGACCAACATCGGTATCGTCCGGATCACCCATCTGGATGAAGCAAGAACTTGTATTTGATGCGGTTAAACGAGCGACGCAGTTGCTTGTTGACGTAAGATAGAAGTTATTTGTGGCGCCAGTGCCGCTAACTTCAAGCAAGGCATTAGGACTCGACGTTCCGATGCCGACGCTGCCTCCTTCGGTTATAACCATCCGCACAGACGGGTTAGAGTCAGCGGATGCAGTAGTTCCAAACTCCAGCCTGCTATAGCCACCATTTGCAACATTTGCTGTTGCTTGAATAGTGCTATGGATTTTTGGACCACTGCTACTTGCGTCTGCAGTATAAAAACTAATTCTTCCCCAGGGATCAGTCGTTGACCAATCACCTGCATTGCTTGTGGTAGCAATTCGCAGTTCAGTCGGCGTCGGAGAAGCGCTGCCGGTTGCAGAGGACAAATGCAACAACGTGGCTGGGCTACTAGTCCCCAGACCTAGCTTCCCGTCCGATGTGATGCGGAGGCGTTCTAGGCTGTTGGTGTGGAACGTAAGCGGATAGTTGCCAGATACATATACCTGCCCTGTTCCGGCTGAATTGATATGGTAGAAGTTGGTGCTGGCTCCCCCACTATCCTTTGCTATAGCATTGAAGCCAACAACTCCGCTAGTTGTCGCGTTGCCAATGGTTTCAACATAGTAGAAGTTATCTGCATAAAACCTTGCTACTTGCGACGCAGAGGATCGAAGATCTAAAACTGCGCCAGGACTCGCGGTGCCAACACCAACCCTCCCACTCGCATCAACAAACAACCGCCCAGTGCCATTAGTCGAGATGGCTACTTGATCGGCGCCGGGGGAGTAGATGCCATTATCCGTTGTACCGACACTCAACGACGGTGCAGCTGCTGTACCACTAGGTAGAGCCAATGCTCCCGTCATGGTATCACCAGTAAGTTCTACAAAAGTAGAGTCTACATAGTTCTTAGTTGCTGCATCTTGTGCACTAGTTGGGTCTGTTACATTAACAATCTTATGATTAGTAAGGTCCAGATTATCGTTAATCTTTACATCACCTGTACTATCAAAAATGTTATGACTATTAACATCTAGATCTTCTGCTAGCACTGGGAATGAAATACTACCAACAGGTACAGTAACAAAACCAGTACGTTGATCAACAGTAAAGAAGTCACCAACTTTAAACTTACCGTTATGATCTGTTGTAGCAGTCCAGACTTTACCGTCATTTAGTTCAACAACTTGATTAGCTTCAATTGGTACACCACCATTCTCAGGTAGTGCAGTGTAGTCAGTACCACTACCAACGTACTCCATAGTATGACCGCTAGAAGCAATCATAGAACGAAGATAGAAGCTAACAGGTGAGCCACTAGCTACTGCCCCATCAAGACCAAGGTTTTCGTCACGTTTAGAAGGATTAGGACGACTGATTGTTACATCCCAACCTGCTCCATTTGCAACAGAAGAGAGGATTGGATAAGTATTACCACCAATATCCACAAGCATGTTAGTTTGTGGACGGGTAGCACTACCGTGCCAACTAGGATCTGCAGTAGGTGAGCCAATGGTAAACGTAATGTCACCATCATTTGCAGTTGCAGTAGTGGTTGCAGTGAAAATAGCACTGGTAGAACGACCATCAACAACCAAACCATAACGACCGAAGTCAGTGGTAGAAGCTGCAAGGTTAGCTTGACCACCATTCAAACACTTGATGTGGTAATGGTTAAAGAAAGCATAGCTAGAGGTACACTGAGCATAGCCATTATTGGTAACAAAGATACCAGGACCATCCAAAGCAGTGTGTGTATAGCTATCCGTCACCATAGAACGCAACGGGCTGCTAGAGCTAACTGTAGCACCATTAATAAGGATACCACCACCAGAAGGAGCTGAAGTCAAGTCACCTGCTGAACCCTCTCCTGGAGTGTGAGGTGTAAAGTTTACGTTATTAATCCTTGAATCAGAGAAGTTGGTACAGTTCTGAATATAAGGTGACTTCCTAATAATTGCATTAGGGAGAAATGCGAAGTTCCAACCTTGATTAGTAGGTAGACCGTATGTAGCATCAGTGTCAAGACTGTTACCACCACGAGCACCGCTGGCTTTCATACCATTCAAGGTAAGCCCATAAAAATAACCACCACTGTTCACACGGAACATGGTTTCCAGTTCATTAGGCTCTGGAGTATCAATACTATAACCAGCCTGATCTTCTTCTGGAATAGCAGGGTGAATAATACAATTCCTTAGTGAAGTACCAACAATAGCAATGTCATTCTTTTCAATGTCAATCGGGAATGTTTCTCCATAAATACCTGGAGCAACCACAACGACACTACCATCACCATCAGGATCTGCGTTAATATCTTCAACAGCAGCTTTAATGGTTTTCTTAGGATTACTAATACGGTGACCAGTTAAAGTATCATCACCATTAATAGAGTCTACATAAATGACTTTAGATAGTTCTGTGAACGTACCACCAGATACAACAGGTAACCAGGAGGTACCATTCCACATATACAAAGTCTTATCATCATCATTCTGTAACCACGTTTTACCTACTTCCCAGTCGGAACCAGAAGGTGTGGAAGTTTGAATAAGAGTATCAAAACGTCGTGCTGCTGCACTAGCTGTAAAGATGTTTGTATCTGCAGGACTAGGGCTACCAGCGTTCTGCTCAGCATATGTGATGATATCTTCATCTTTAATGCGATCAAGATCTACCGAACTTGCACCAATACCAACAACAATTTGACCTCCACTAGGAGTATTATCAGTAATGGTAATACCATCTGATCCATCAATATCAAGAGTCAACGCGTTATCAATTTTAGAATCAATACGTTGATCAATAGATTCAGTGGTAGCAACTTTAGTATCATCACTTACCCATGTATCAGCAGAATAAATAGTGTTATCAAAACGATCCCAATAGTTATCTAGAAGATACTGATAGACATCATCAGTAACCCCTTGGCAATTGGATTCTTGAATAGCATAACGAAGCTGTTCAAAGTTCTTGTTAAGGTCATCTGAACGAATAGCCGAACCAGGATTGAACAATGCACGAATATCATCAATGTTAGTAACACGACGAATCCGTACATTGTCTACACTTGTTTCATTAGGATCTACAGGAACAGTAGGTGCTGGTGGAGCTGTACCTGTAAATTCAACAATAGTAGGGTTAGCGTCTGTAACTTGCCAAGGGTAAGTCGCATCAGTCTGCGCTATTACGTCCCATTCTTTAGTTGTAGCGTTCCAAAAAGAAACTTGAATTTCAGATTTAAAGATATATGGGAAATCAAACGAAAACTGAGTCTTCGATCCATTTCCTGCTTGAATTGTTTGTACGTCAGCACACGACATGGTTTTAGTTATTTGCGAATGTTGAGAAGTTCACCAGCAATATTTGCTTCTTGAGTCAAAGCACGCTCATTAATACGACTTTCAATACCAATCATTAGTTCAGCATTGAGGCTTTGGAAAGCAAATTCTTCAGCAGCACGCTTAGCATCAGACAAACGAACATGAAGATCATGCCACTTATCCAATGAAACTCTATCGGATGTAATGTTTTGACGACGCATGGTACGAAGTTTTTCAATAGACTTCCAGCTACCAGCATCTTGCATAATACCTTGAATTGAATTCTTAAAGTAACCTTGTTCACCCATCAAACGGAATAGTTCAGACCGCTCAGGAGCAGTTAACTTAACACCATTACGGGTTTTAAAGGTTGTAGACATATCAAATTCAATAGCTTCAAGGAACCTTTCTTCAGGTGATTGCTCAGCGTGAATTTTAATAGGACTATAAGCATTCCAAACACGTTGGAGGAACCCATATCCATTTTTCTTTTCACCCGTTACAGGGCTATAAATAAAGGGTTGACGATTAGAAGGATCAAGACCTGCACCAATAAAACGGTTACGGTTTTCAAGATGACTCTTAAAGTCATTCTCTACTTCCCTCATACCTTCACTAAAGATGCGAGACCACTCACCACGTTGACCTGCAAGTGGACCAAGACTATTGACAAAACCAGCACTCCAACGTTGCAGAGCACCTTCGTTACCACTCAGAATATCCATCAACGGACGTACACTGGACAAACCAGTACGATCAGTAATAGAGGCACCAAGGATAAACGTAGCCTTACCAAGGAACTTCTCAGTAGCTGCTTCACCAAGCATGTCAAAGTTATCTGCTACGTTAGCAACAAATGCCATCCAATCAGCAACAGGACCAAGACTTTCATAGGAATACCATTTACCATCCATTCCTTTGATGGTCCGCTTTTGCCAATTAGAGTTCTTGACACGAGATGCTTGAGCTTCCTTGTCATAAAGACCATCACCACGGATACGATCATTCATAACAAGACCAATAGCTCCACTTACAGCCATAGCACCAACAGCCTTACGTCCCCTAGTCATGTACTTAAGGTCCGCAATCTTTTGTTGCTTAGCAATGGTATCCATGTTAGCTACATCAAAGTTACGTGCTCTGAGTAGTTCATCAACACGCACTTCATCAGCCAACAGGTCTTCCAATTTAACGTAAGCTAGTTCGTTAACATCACGTTGGAATGGTTGCCAAGGACCGTACTTACCACCAATATCAATGATATTCATCCCAGTAGTAGGGAAGAAGAAGAAAGGACGGAGACCAGGTACAATACGAATAAGATCAGTAATACCTTTAGCGAGTGGAGTGTCAAGGTTAAGTGCCATCTCACTAGTGGCATATTTAACAGCTTCATCTGTAATCATTCCACTTTCATCAAACATTTGCTTGTAGTATTTATCAGCAATAGGTTTGACGCTATCTTTAGTAACAGGTTGTCCTGTTGCAATAAGATCATCCATAGCTCTGAAACGAGCTTCAGCTGATGCATTAAAGACACCAGTAAAACCGTCAAGAGCTGTCATAGCATTAGTACCAAAGCGAAGAATAGGATCCTTGCTAAGGTCGTTTAGCATCTCGATCTTACCAACCAAATATTGAAGACCTACATTACCTTCAGCAGCTTGAGTACGGGCAGCTTCTTTTAGAAACTCCATCTCTCGTTCAGATTGCAACGCCAAGTCAAGACGTGTTGCACCCCTTACAGCATCAGGTTCTTTAGATGCTTTCATAAAAAGCTCACCAGCATAAGGCAAAGCTTTCTGGAATGTCTCTAATACAGAACTATAAGCAACCCAACCGCGTTGAACTGCTTTAAGATCACCAGCCATTACAGCCCCAGCAAAGTGGGACACAGGTTGAGAGATAAGACCACCAAAGTTACCAACAAGTGCTTGGATAGGAGTAGAGAATGCAGACAACATCGAGTTGTAAACATTAGACCATACACCAGCCAACAACTTGTTTTCTACTTCAGGATTAAGATTAACAACACCTTTACCAAGGTCAGTAGTCATCTCACTGATGTACCTATTCATCTTAGTAATGGTATCAATTTTACCATCAGTAAGTTCATAAGCCATCAGGAATTGATCCATCAGCTGAGGTTGATTAGTAGCAATTTGCCTCATAGTAGAAGCAAAACGTTGAGAATCATTAAAGATCTTTTGTGCTACTACACCAGCTCCATCAACAGTAGCTTCGTTATAACCTTGAATGTTTTGGAAACCGTTCTTAACAAGTTGAATCAGGTTAGCCTTACGGTTCTTATAGTACTTAGCAGATCCAGACAGCTGTGTAACGTACTGCATAAGGTCAATAATCTTGTCCTGAGCAGCCTCCACAGCAGCTGTACCTTCCATCAGACGTGAGCCTTCTGCAAGGTCAGAGATGCGTCCAGACAGGCTTCCAGCAAGCAAGGATTGAGCACGTGCTACATCCATACTAGTAAGGTCAGCTCCAAAGCCACGAATAGCTTGTGAAGCCAAAGCAAAGCCTCCTTCTGCCATTACTTCCTTACCATCATCAGTGCGCGTGATGTATGGTTCAAGGATCTCTCGAACATCTGCTTTACTCATACGAGGATCAAACAATTGAATTGCAAGATCTTCGTTAGCATCAATAACATCATCAAAGGTAACTTTCCATCCATCACCTTCCATACCAATGCGTCCTGCTTGCTTGAGTTGATCAGCAAGACCAAGGACAACATCTTGGGCATTCTCTCCGCTCTTTAGAGCATATTTAAGAGCAGGTTCAGACACCATATTACCAATACGACCATAGACAGTATCCAGGTTCTTAGCAATACGGGCTTGGTCAATAGCAGCTCCAACAACCCCAAAGTCATCAACAGTACGAACACCAATCTCTGTATAATCAAAGATATCATGTACACCACGAAGAGGAACATCCATCATAGGATTCTCTGAGAGGTTGTAGTAACCTACTTCATCTAATGCCTCTTCTTGCTTAATAGCTGATTGAACAATCGTTTCTTCAGGATCAATAGAAGAAGGACGTGGAGAGTTTGCTTCAAGCCACCTACGTGCTTCAGGTGTCTCTCCTACAAGTTGATTTGATTTACGAAGAGTACTACCAATGTTAGCAAAAGAACCAACAAACTTAACAGCACCTTCTGCAAAACTAGTAAAGATACCAAGACCTACATCTTCGTAGATGTTCTTCTTACGCTTTAGATCAGGTGCATCATCTTTCAACGTTGCCATTGAATCTGGAATCCAGTCAAAGGTCTGAGGAAAGGATTGCTTGAGAGTACCAGTAATGTTATCCTCTTCGTACTCACTGCTAACAGCGCCTACAGCAACACCTGCCAGAGATTCAACCCCTAAAGTACCTGCAGCCTTAACAAAAGCATTGTCACCTAAAGACCAGCCTACACGAGTATTGGCAGCTTGACCACCACGTATACCTAGTTTAGAAATAATAATAGTGGGGGCTACAACTGAAGCAATCTCACGAAGAGCTTGCATGTGTTTAGTTTGAAACTCTGGGGGTTTAGGTACATTTTGACCTGTAACCTTATTGATTAGGTCAACACCAAAGTCAACAAGACCAGCAGGTACTGTCATAGCACCTTCTACAACTTGCCTAGCGGCATCACCAATATCATATCCCTGTTGCCAAGGGAATTGTTGCTCCTGTGGTTGCTGTCCCGTAGGAGCAGCTTGTTGAGCTTGCATAGGTTGTCCCCCCGTGGGGGTAGTCGCTCCAGATTCAGCCATGGCGGCTTGAGCAGCACGAGCTTCTTCAGCCTGCCGCTCAAGTTCCATTTGGGCTTGAAACTCTTCATTGAGTTCCATTTCACCTGGATCGACCCTAAACATCTCTGTAGGATCGTATGCCATAATTAATTAATTAAGATTTAAATTGACTAGCAATTCGACGACGTAAAGATTCATAATTTCCGTAAGGAGTCATATCCTTACTACCTCGGGGAGCTGGACGTAAGAAATCAATAGAGGCAATAGTGCCATCAGCACTAACTACCCTACCAGTACCACCTTGTTGACCGATAATTTGACCTGTCCTAATCATTTGCCCAGGTTGTAGATTTGGTTTAGAAGCTAAATGAGAGTAGAGAACATCTACCTTTTGATTAGTATCAGGATCAATAGATTCGATAACTACATAATTCCCATATCCAGAACCTTGACCGCCTTGGAAACTAATGTCCTTTACAACACCAGGTAGAACTGCTGGGAATTGTTTATCTTCAAAGAAAACATCAATACCAGGTTGACCTGTATCAAAGGTTATTGAAGATACTTGTGGTGAAAATGATTGTAGAGGACGTACTGGTGTTCTCATCAAAGTAGACACTTCTAAAGGTGATCCACTTCTCATTAGTGATGGGTTATTTAACGCTTGAGCGCCTCCGCCATACTTATACATAGCCTTGGCAAACTTCTTACCATGGTTAAGCATCTCAGTCTTTATCGGACCATCAGGCAGCTCACCACGTAGGTAAGCATCGTAGTTACCAGGACCTGCATTATATGCCATAGCAGCTTTAACAGGATCACCGTACTTCTTCAAAAGACCAGCATAGTATTGAGCACCGTAATTGATATTAGCTTGAGGATCTCTCCAATTCTGTTGTGCAAAGAAAGTAGGATGATCCTTTCGACTAATCTGCATGACACCAAAGGAAGAGCCGTTATAGCTAGTACTACCTTGATTAAATCCACTCTCAATCTCAGCCAAAGCTGCAATATAAGAAGGGTTAACACCATTAGCTTGTGCAGCCTGTTGAATAATAGGACCAAGGTTGTTAGGAATAATAGCTGTATTAAACGTGTTAGCCGTACCAAGAGCACGTGCAGAACGGTTTAGACTGGGAGTTTTATACAGAAGCTTCTGGAAGGCAGGGCTAATTAGTTGACTAGTAGTTTGCATTGAAGGTGGAGGTGCAAGCGGCTGCATACCTTGTGCAGCAAGCTGACGATTAATAATCACCATAGGATCCAATCCGTTCGACATACCAGCTACAGCTTGTACATCAGCAGGAACAGTGAATCCAGGACGACCATAACCCTTTACAATTTCCTGTGCCTCTTGTGCAGTAATAATAGAGTCTTTGGTATCAATAACTTTTGCCAACCCTTGAGTGGCAATGTTCTTTTTAAGCTCATTATAACGACGGTTAGCAGCCTCTACACCCGTCATCATACCTTTGTTAAGGTTAGGGAATGTAGGAGTACCACCAGGGGCATCTACCTTACGATACCAAGGACTATTAGGATCACGAGAACCAGCCTTTACTTCAGCATCCAGCTGTTGACCAATAGCGGTTGCAGCTTGGTTAAAGTCCATACCACCAGCAACCGCTTTATCTACACGCTTACGGAATTCAGACCGCATCATAGTCTGAAGAAAGACACTGGCTGGTGTGTTTGGTTTATTAGTACCGTATGCAGTAACACCGTTAGCTGTGGTCTTGAAGGCTTCAGCTGTTTCTTTGTAGATACCAGAGTTGTACTGTGCCTCTTGCTCAGCAAAACGCTTACGGAGTTCACGTCCAGTATCATAGTCAATAGATTCTGCAGCCTCTACAGCTTCTAATGTAATGAGACCAGAAGGAATAGAAAGGAACCGTTTAGCTGATTCTATTTTCTCTACTGCTTCAGTGGTGTAGCTAGAAGCAAATTTAAGCAGTTCAGGCGGGACTTTACCGTGAGTTTCACGGAAGAATTTGATAGCAGCATCAGCATTTGCTTGTGTTGGATCCTCAGTTAAACCTTGAAGAATCCGACGAGAATCTTGTTCAAAAGAAATATTATCAATCTGCATTTCACGCTGAGCAAACCTCATCTCAGCATTAGTACGTGCATCAATAATCTCAGACCACCTTCCAGGCCACTCCTGATCGTAGGTTTTACCATCAGGTCTTAGTACCATATTCCTAACAGCTTCGATAGGAACAGTGAAAGATCCATCAGGTTTTTGATGAGTAGCCCAACCTTTAAGTGCTTCATGAGCACCTGCTGCACCAACCAAAGGATTATTTACTAAGTTTCTGAATGCAATTGGAGCATTCTCTTCAAACCTAGCAGGATCATTTAGTACAATACTATCTTGCTGATCTTTATGGATTGCATAGGTATTCTTAATTCGATTAGCACTAGCACCTTTAATTAATGTGTTGTTGTGCTCATCAATATACCTTAATCCTTCAAACAAGAATAGTGGATCAAGACCTAAAAACCCCTTTGTCTCAGTAAACTGGCGCACAGCAAACTGAGACAAATCTCGCATAAGTTCTGGATTAGAACGGGCTGCAGCAGGTGTTACAATTTGACCGTTATATTCAAATTGAGTTTCAGTATCATTTAAGATACTGTCAAGAAACAAAGGAAATTGATTTTTAAGTATCCAAGTAGAATTACTTCTATTTGCAAGGTAAGTGTTTCCAGGATTTGCAAGCCTTCCTTGAGCTACTGTGCCTGGATCTAATCCTGAAGCTTCCTGAATATTAACATTTAAATTATATTTTTCAAGACCTTCAAGTAGTGTTAACTCTCCCTCTCTAAATGCTAATCCCCTTTCAAAATCCTCACCACGGACTGCTTTAAGTAGAGCATCACCTTCTTCACGTTTAATCCGCTTGGCTTCAATCTTTTGTGTGATATCAGCGGCTGCTTGACTAAACTGAGCTAAACCACCAAAGATTTGTTGAGCTGATTGAAGGTTTTCTGCAGCCTGTCCTTCAGCAGTTCTAGCATCAAATTGACTTTGAAGTAGCTCATTCCTTAGGTTCTGCTGTTGGATTTGGAAGTTACGGTCTTGGGCTTGACGTGTGTAATTCGCATCCTCTTTCATAGTCTGCAGCATTTCACGCCGTTGCTGCATTTCAGCTTGACGATTACGCTGCATATTAGCGATAACCCGATCGCTTTCTTGTTGCATTCGGGTAATCTCTGCTTGGCTCACCTGAATAGGTCTAAAACCACTAGGAGCTGAAGCAGGAGTAAATCTAAGTCGTGCCATAATTAATTACTTAAAACATCTTACTCCAATCTTTAACACTTGCAAGTGAACCAGCTGCAGAACCAATACCAGAAACCAATGGACCCCATACATTCTGTTGAACAGGTGCCGCAACAGCGCCAGGTACAACAGGCATAGGATCGACAAAGATCCGCTCAGGAGCAAGCCTAGGTCGTGGTGCATATGAAAGTCGTTCAGGTTGAATCATTACAGAAGCAGCAGCATTAAGATCTGCACCATACTTCTGTAGTGCAATGTTTCTCCTGTTAAATTGAGATTGCTGAACGGCCGAAACCACATTAGCATCCAAGACACGAAGGTTAAACTCTGTATCTTTAACAGCATTAGCCAATCCAAGGCTAATCTTCTTCAATTCAAATCCAACACGCTCTCTAGCCAATGAAGTATCAACACCGAGCTGTGTCAATTGAACAGCTGCTTGACGTTGACGGCCTGTTAAAGAGGCATCAAGTTGTGACATTTGACGGTAGAAATCACCAAGAGTTGTTTGCTTACCTTTAACTCTGGATTGACCAGCTTGTCTAAGTTCAGCAGCACCTTGTTCTTGTAGATTCTTAACCAAGGCGTTTTCTTTTGCAAATGCTGTTTCCTTAGTCAATTGATTCAGACTGTCTTGAATAGAAAACTGACCAAGACGATCCTTCTGTACAATAGCATCAAGTTCAGGTTGAAGTGCTTGACGATTAAGTTCCCCTTCAAGTAAAGTCTTTTTAAGAGCAGCTATTTGACTTTCTCGGTCAAACATTTGTTGTTGAAAAAGACCTTGTAGTGCAAAGTCTTCAGCAGCATAAGCCTGTTTAGCAGCTAAATCGTTAAAGTTTAACTGCTGCCTACCGATTTGAAGGGAACGTTCGTACTGACGGTTAGCTTGTCTAAATTCATAGTCTTGAATTTCTTTACCGCGTTCCCACTCTTGAAGCGCACCTTCAAACTGAAAATTACGCTGATTGAAATAGTTCTGTACGTCAGCATCAAATGCTTTAGCGTTGTACTCATTCTGTAAATCAGCAATGAGTTGACTCTGCTTTAATTGTTTGTCATAGTTGGATTGTGCTTGGCGGTTTTGAGAACTAGCTTGAGAGGCACCAAAGATACCACTAGCAATTCCTGTTGCAGCCCCAATAGCAGCAAAAATAGGGAATGGCATATCTAAGTCCTCCTATAGAATCGTTGTGAGTAGTTTCCTTCCCACATCATCGAAACCAACGACACAGGGTATGGTAAATCACTTGTCACTTTTAGTTCAAAATTAGTATTACGTTGGTGAATGGGTACCGTGAATTGGTGTTCAGGTTGAACAGGATTACTATCTCCAGAGTAGTAATTAGCTTCAGCAACATGTTGTACATCGACCCATTCATTAGAACCTGCTGCTTTTAATTTAAACTTAACTGCACCACTCCTGTTGACTGAGAATTTAACTCGTGCAATGGTCAAGGCAGCTGAAAAGTCGGAAGATGTTTCATTTAATTTAAAATAAAACCGCGGTAAAGTAACATCTAAATCATAACTATATCCTACTACAATACCATCCGTATAATTTAAAAAGTTACCTTTTACTTCAAAGTAACGGTAACCTGTTACCGGTTCTGTACGTTCAAAAGCAGTTGACCAGTAACCAGCGTCTGCATCGATGGCAGCTTCTGTCCCAACATCTGCTATTGGTGTAGTCAATAACATCACACCAGTTTTACTAACAAAAGGTGTAAATGGTACGTAGATTTTAGTAACATCATTCGCTTCATCATATACTACAGAATCAGAGATTTCACTAACATCAATTGTTCCATCTGTACCTCCGCTAATTGTAATAGTATCACCAACTTTATAGCCGACACCTGGTGAATTAATAACAACAGAAGTTAAAGCTCCATCAGTCTGTGTAATGTCAACAGTTAAGCCAACACCTAATCCATCTGTAGTAGTTTCAATATCAGTACCATCTTCATAGTCTGAACCTGCTACTAGTGTAGTATCGTCTAAAGCTACAACTTCTCCTGGAGATACTGGACGAGTAGCCATGTCTAAACATGAGTTACCGTTAATACCTGTAGAAGTAGCAATTACATTTCCTGTAGGAATCTCATCAAGAACAATTTTACCAAGGGTATACTCATCTTCATGTTGAGATACAATGATTGCAGAATCGTTGATAATTTTAGCAATTTGAACAGTACCAGTTAGTTCCCATTTAGTCCACGCCTGAAATAGATACTTTTCACCATCATTATAGTACCTAAATACATAAAGATAAGGTGTGTCTCTATCTGTAAGAATAATCAATGAATTCTGGGGACTAACAGAAAGATCATCAATTGTTTCGGGAAGCCATTCTAGAACAACCTTACTGATATCAACAACAATCGGACGCTGTTCAATATCCCGCAGTTGAAGTGTAAACACCTTGCTGTAACCAGGTACTCGACTGACAAATGCAGTCATTGTGCCTACATCTGCTGGTGCAATATCAGTAGCCATTTCATAGTTAGAAAGACTACGAATACTAGCAGTGCTGGGTGTTAGTGTGTTACCATCTGAAGTAAATACTTGAAATTGTTGCCTAGCACTAAACAAAAGTAAACCCTGTGGTGAAGGAAGAACTTCAGACAACACGACTGGTTTAATGCTAGCTACGTTTAAATCAATAGGATCAGAGGGTGTTTGAGTAAGACCTGACCTTACAAAAAAATTATAAGGATCGTTAGCTACCCCAAAGAAAATGTTGTCTGCGGAAAGAACACCAAAACGGTTATTATAGTAAAAAGTAGAATTAATAGGGTATTCAATAAAAGACGGTAGAGGGCTGGTAACATCATTACCTGCAGCTCTAGGCTTCCACTCAATAGGTTTGAATTCAAATGTAGTTTCACCTGTATTAACCAAAATATGCGGCATAGTAGAAGCATCTAAACCAGGCGATGCATCCCTAGCTACGGTTTCTTGCCAATACCCACGCCCCTTTTCGCCATCATATGCCTGAAATTTTAGATAGTAATCATCTTCTTCTGCTGAAGTATTCAGTACTTGTACATTATGATCATGGAAGGATTCAGCTGGTAAATCTGATACTGCATTAACTGAATCAGTAAACGCTTCCAAAGATAGATTATCTAGTCCACCAGAAGCGCTAATATCAATAGCCAAAGGCGTACCCGTAACAGCTGAATAATCAGTTACAACTGAATTAGTTCCCGTACCTCTTTTAATGACCAAACTGTTGGTATAACCTTCAAGGTACCAAACACCATCAAAGTCTGTATTACTAGCAGTCTGCTGCGCTAAAATAGTATCTCTAATGGCATCAATTAGGTGGTGGTTTGTATTAATATCAGCTGGATCAAACTTCAACATATCATCGTATGTTGTTGTCCCTTGAGCAGTAACTTTAATAGCAATGTCACTAATAGTTACTGTATATTCAAAATTCTCAATCAGAGTATCAAGGACTAGTGTAGCTACTGAATCGGCAACAAAGGTGCCTTTAGGTTGCATAGCTGTAACTATGTTCCTATTAGTAATAACTGTTGTATCTTGAACACTACGGAAATGATAATCATCTTTTGTAGTACCAGTCAAATAAGAACTGGCTGTGTTATCAACAGTACACCAAATGCCCTCATCTGCAGTCCATACATAAATATCTGAACCTTTAACAGCTCCAATGTAAGACCCTGCGGTATCCCTTTCAATAAAGAACCAAGCAGCGCCTTCTAATTCAGCTTTAGTAAAGGCAGTACCATCACCTTTTTTTAGTACATTGATAAACTCTTCCCCTGGTCTTTTTAGCAAACCAAAGGTAGGATCAGGGTAACCATTAATACATTCGGTTAACTGACCTCCTACTTTTTTATCGTCATTTTGACGTGATACACCCCCAAGAAAATTGGGTACTTGTTGTGTTACTGCAGGCATTATCGGTACAGTGTGTGATAAGGTTGATAACTTTGATAATAATCATGACCTTGGGGACTACCAAAGTATGTATAATCACCTTGGTTACATTCGTATTCAAGAGCCATAGCACGGGTAAAACCTTCCTTTTGTTGAAGGATTTGATATTGATTAGGATCCCCCATAATACGGCTAGAAACTATAGTTGCAGCACGTGCGACAATAAAAGCTTGAATTGGTTCTGGAATGCTACCCCAGTCAAACTCCCAAGTAATATCTACATATACTGTTTCATCATCCCACTTATAAGAGTGAGCTGTTCGGTCATAGAGTTTACCTCCACGGTTAATAGAATCTCTATTTTTGTTTTGTGTATAATTTCTATTCAAGTCTATTTGAAGTACATTGTTAGGAATTAAGACTTCATTGTTAGAGTTAGGAGTAATAGGATAATTATACTCTTTATTAAATGTCCAGCCTTCTGCCTGTACTTCCCGTGACACCTCTCGAAGGGTGTTGAGTGCAATCGCAACGTCCGGGTTGGTTTGAGTTTCAACTCTACTTGTAACAATAGATTGAGTCATAGGACGCTCTGCAACCGTCTGTGAGATGTTCACAGTATATTCATAGGTCACAGGATCAGTCGCTTGTTCTACACCTGCAGTGGCAATGGAGGTTCCACTAGCTACACCTGTACCACCAATGTAGGTACCAACAGGAATATTAGCAGTTGTAGTAGTCAAAGTAGTACCAGAAATAGATCCAGTAAAGCGACTTACTTCATTAATTACAAGAGTTTCTTCAGTTGTCAACGTAGTAACAGGAGCCTGACCAACTGACGCCAGGATCTGATTAACAGCTTGTAGCTCAGTATTGGAGCCAGTAGTAGGGAAAGGCATAGTTGATA